ACTAAATGCACCCTCTATGAATCCTGAGAATACTATTGTTCTAGTTAACGCCTCTAAAGAAATACCTGCTTCTAGTAATACAATAATTCTTTTTAATGTATCTTTTTTATTTAGTTCCTTCCAAATATGTAGTGATGAATCCTCTAGTTTTGCAAATCTAGCAGGGTTTTCCCAAGGATAGTTTTTGGGTGTATCTGTTAAAGACTGTCCTGGTACTGGTGTATCAAAAGGGTTTGATTGTCTTTCCATTATGTTATTTCTCTCCTTGAAGCAAATGCAGGTTGCTCTGGTGTTTTAATTATTTCTGCATATGCATTTGGTAGTATACTATCCCATATTCTATTTAATTCTTTATATGAAACAGCTTCACTTGCTTTTACTTCTCCTGGCTCATCTAATTCCTGCATAGGTCTTTTTTCAATATCAAAATCATAGTCACCTATTGAAATACCTGAACCACCTCTTTGTTTTCTATCTCCGATAACTTCTGTTGCAAGTTTTGCTACTGTTATTATTTCACCTAATCCTAATGCCATTATTTATCTCCTAACTTTATATTTGAGAAAATCTTTAATCCTAATTCACCTAATAATCCATTGAGTTCATTTTTAGATGCTTCGTTCATTAGACCTAATTGAGTTTCTCTTTCAAGAGCAGCTATAGCTATGTTGTGCGCTCTTTCTTTTGTGTTCTCTGATGCCGTATTAATCCACGATGCTTCATCTCTCCATTGTTGCCACAATGCTGATAGTGCAAAGTTAGATATATTTAGTAAGTTTTGTGCATCTGTTTGGTTCGCTGCATTTATAGCGGCGGTATTTGCTGTATTGATACTTCTTCTCCATGTTACATTAGACTGGTCAATCAGTCTTTGGTTTTCTACATTAAACCTTTGTCTTTGGTCTTCTAACTGTGTGTTAAACTGATTGATTGCTGCCTCTCTTTGTGCGTTAGCCTCTGCCACACCTATTTCATTTCTAGCATTTTCTGCAGATATTCTATT